GTACCGCATCCCCAAATCGCTTATTACTGTCTCCACCGTACTCCGAAGCCATCCTAATGTGTGGGAAGTTGACATCAAAACCAAGGTTTTTGATATACTTCCATGCATTTCCGGAATCCGGAATCACATACCCCAGTTTCTTGTAATGCTCATTGATTGCGGTAGCAAAATACTTGCAATCGTAGCAGGTGTAAATTTCCTGCTGGTACGTGTCTGCCTCTGCATCATAAACACCGTTCAGTATCACGTCAGAACGCACCACATACTGTCCAAGTGCAAACTCGATACCAAGGAACTTGAACGGCTCTTTCCCATTCGTATTGCTGTATGGCGATCCGCATGTTCCCTTGACCTTATCCGTTGAACCGGTATGCCAAGGCATTGTCGAAATACATGTAGTTGCAGACGTGTTGAACGTCACTCCTCCATTATCGACATATAATGCGTAATTTCCAGAATCATCATCCAACGCCTCAATCTTCGTTACTTTGACACGATTTGCGAGGTTATGCATATAAGACTGACCTCGGTCTTTATTCGTACTGCTTCCCATCTCTCCGATGGATACACAACATCCGATTGGAAAATATTCCGCCTGTTTTTTGGTCAAGATGATTCTTTCAACATTCTCTTCTGCAACTGCCGCCATATACTGATCGGAAAATCCTGTACATCCTACCATGACAGCCTGTGAGTTCATATTTGCGAACACAATCATGAACAGTGTTTCCCAGATTTCTGCATCTGAGCAAGTCTCTCCGCAATACTGGTCACCACGCTTCCGGAAGGTTGTAATCTGTCCATTATGTGACGCATTGTATGCCGGGGCGAATCCAGGAAGCGAATAATACGAACTATTAAAATTGACAGCCTGGTGCTTCGGGATCAACACATATGGTCTTACCGATCCATCTGGTCTAATCGCTGCTGTGTACGGGATGAAAGGAAATCCAGGATACTCAGATTCTCTCCACGAATCCGTAACCGAAATTTTTGTACCTTTCTTTCCAAGTGGTCCCATAATTCCAACCGTATCGATAATTGTCCGAATGTATCCTGTTTTGAGGGCGATACATACATCTCCTTTTGTTCCGTCTGTCCGGAACTCTGGTTCTCCTTTGACTGCCGTAATATGAAGCTCTCCATCTTCATCTGCATAACCGTTACACTCAACCGGTTTAAACAGTGGAATTTCATCATAGGGGTTCTCATTCCTCACTGCGTTTGTAGACGGAACCGGTGTTGCGACATCTGCGTTGTCGTCTTCTTTCGTGCCAGTGCAGACCATTGTTTCATCTGCATCCTCAAAAAACACAGAATACGTTCTTCCATCGTAATTACGAAACATCATTGGATAGCAATCATCCCTTACGGATGCCGCCGCCTGTTTCGCCTCTTCCGCCTGCGTCAGTGCTTCCTTCGTTGCTGCTTTGGCGGCTACTGTTGCCTGATTTGCATTTTCAGTCGCCGCATTTGCTGCTGATGTCGCCTGCGCAGCCTGTTCTGTAGCATCTGATACATTTTTTACTGCCGCATTTGTTTTCTCTGTAGCATCATTTGCATTTGTTGTCGCAGTCTTAGCCGCTTCTGCCGACTGATTTGCTAAAGACGTTGCTTCTGTTGCAGTTTTCGTAGCTGCCGATGCATTGTTGGCTGCTGTATTCGCTGCCGTTACAGATTGCTGGATCGCTGAGTCAATCTGTTTTGCAGAATCAACGACTTTCTGTAAAGCTGTCTGCTGTGTTTTACTGGCCTCTGTAGCTTTCTCGATTGCAGTCTGCTGTGTCTTACTCTCAGACGTAGCCTTTTCTGTAGCAGTCTGCTGTGTCTTTCCGGCTGCGGTAGCTTTCTCGATTGCATCCTGCTGATTTTTACCATTGGCGATTGCCATAGTCAGATTCTGCAATGCAGCTTTGACTTCCTCAGACTTCGTGTTGATAGATTCTACCTGCTCCTGCATGGTAGCCGCCGACTGATTGACTGACTCTTTGATACTGTTGTAGCTTTCATTTTCCTCGTGAATCTTCTGCATGCAGGAGATAAAAGCTCCTCGCACCTCTTCTCCATAGACCGCATTTCTAAGCTGATCTATTTCCTGGGAAATATCTGCCATTTACTCCACCTCCTCGATAACAGGCTCCTCTCCGGCAACACTCTCTTCCGATGCATCCGGGGCTTCTTCCGGATTTTCAAAAAGCGTAATCAGATCCTCTTTTTCTTTCTCGAAAGCCTCCTGTTTCTCTTTCATCTCAGCTTCGTAATGGGCTTTCAGTTCCTCTTCGTATCTGGCCGTATCGTCCGCCAGCTCGTTTGCGGCATTTGCTCTGATTTCTGCAAGCACTCCGCTCAGAATCCCCTCTGCCATGAAAATAGGCAGCCCGTAAGCTGCCATCGTGTTTCCAACCTGCCTTGTGATTGCCTGTTTCGCATCAGCATAAATAACACTAATCGGTCTGTTTGGTTTTTTCTTTTCTTCCATCTTCTTTTACCTCCTGCTCTCTTTTGATTGTTCCTACAGCGACACTGTTTTTCGCTACCTTTTCCGGTGCGTCTCCTCTCGGAAAAATAATTTCCATCTTCTTGCCTCCTTCTTAGTTCCAGTAACCTACTATGATTCCGTTGTAAACTCTGAGATGTGAATACGTCCAACTGTTGCCATTGTTTGTTATTTCGCACACAATCGGTATCGCTCCGCTAAAAGCCGTATATCCTCCTGCTGATATGCTTCCAATTTTGAAATTTTTCAATGTATACCAGTTTCCAATCAAATTGCATCCCATATTCACTCCATATTCATCGTAAATACTGTTTGCTCGGCTAAAACACAACATAGTAGTGTAGGGAGTTGCTGAGGAACTTGCTTTTTGAGCAAATGCCATATACTTTCCTTGTGGTTCCAAATCGAACACTAATCCCTTATGATCATTGTTCTCTGACCACTGGTTCGTTCCAATCGCTCCGACATAATACCCATCTCTATAAAAGTGATTACCCGTTTCATCGAATACCGCACGCTTCTTGGAGTTCTCTACTCCGTAATTGTAAATAGCAATTTCTCCTGGGTTGATCTGCACGTATTTTGAGTTTTTATTGAAAGCTATAATCACGTTGTTGTAATACTGTGTGATGTAAGAACCCATTTCGTCCTTGCTTACTTTTGAAGTGATGCTCTCTGCATTTTGCTTGATAGAAGAAGATAACGTTCCTTCTTGTGCCGTTGCTCTCTTCACTTCGGATTCGATGGAATCTTTTAAAATCGTCAACTGAGATTCCGAGTATGCAGACATATATCCCAGAATCTCCACGTCCGTGATATATACGGTCGTATTTGCTACATAGTTGTAAAAATACGTATAGAAATATGGCGGCGTTGCATAAGATGTAAACTCGAACTCCGTCCACTCGTCACTCAGCTCTCCTGCATTGGTATAAAAGTTTTTGCTGTCAATCGTTAATCTTATCCTTGCCGTATCTGCGTCTTCTGCATTACACGCCGCCTTAAACCTAACTGTAATGTCTCCACGCTTCTTCCACGGTCTCTGATACCAGGAGATATTGTATGTCGAAGATGTGTTCTCAATCTTCACACAGCTCTTGCTGTCAAAGGTTGTCTGTGTGACCTGGGTTGTGTTGCTCCTTTCCCAACCAGCAAACTTATCATCGTTATTTGAGAACTTTCCATTGCTACAATAGTTATGCAGTGAATTTTCATAGAGATCTGACACCGAAGCCGACACTTTGCCAACTTCTACATCTATCCTGGCATTTAGATCATCCAGTAGTTCCTGCATGTCTCTCAGACATCGGATGTTCGTGAGATACACCACTGAACCGGTATATCCGTAAACCGTGATTGCTACAGACTTCGCCGCTTTGGTAATCTTCACTTGCTTACTGTAGGTGTGAAATTCATCCGCACTATATCCACTGAAATATTCTGTAGACTGGTTCTCCGAGAATCCGTACCGTACATAAGACGGGCGGTACTTTGAGCCTTCCGGATATGCAGCCTCAACAGCAATCTTATAATTGCCAGCTTCCAAGCTTCCCAGGCTCTGCGACAATGTTACAGAACCATTTGCAGAGAACGTCAGCTTGATCGCATTCATATTTAGGAACTCCGCTTGCTCAATCGTGCAACTACCAGTTATGCCGGATGCAGTGAACTTGCTTTTATCAAGTGTCTCTTGCTCACCACCAACTATATAGTTCTTCCGGGCAACCGTTTCCTTTACACTTCGTACAGATAGCGAAATCTTATTCTCCAGGTTGGAAATGGAATTCTCAATCTCCTCTCTGGCTACTCTGACTTTATTATCAGCATGATTCTTCGCCGTTGTCTCGCTCTCTGATATCTTCGTTTCTACCGATGTCCGGTATCCGGCATCCAGTGATTCCGTTTTGACTGAATTTACCAGAAGCATCTCCCCATTGATTTTTCCATCCATGGTCAGTGCCACTCCGTCTATCGGTCCGTCATACCCCTGGCTATAATGAGCAAAACCGCCAAGTCCCCATCTCCACAGGTTCTTGGCTTTGTTCTTATAATTCACATCATCAGCAACGATGAACTCATTCGGAACGTGTACTGCATATCCACTGGCTACCTGTTTATTTATTAGGTCCTGTGCGCTTCTGAGAGCCTCCTGCAAGATTTCTGTCTTACTCGGCAAGGATTTTATTGTCTCTTCCATTTCAGCCGTACTCTGGCGGTTTGACGAGGTGTAGGACTTAGCACTCGTCTCATCACCCAACGTAACGGTGTTGTTCTTGAAGCTGGTAATATACACTTTCTTCTTTGTCAGCGGAAATTCCCGGTCTAAACCGTTCGGTGTGGAAACACATTGGATCATGTTGCCGATCTCAAATCTCTGGAAAGATTCATCCGTCAGATTTAAGTCTATCGCTTTCAGCTCCAGTACCATCTTCTCAAACTGTACCGACTTCAAATATTCCTCGGCCTTTTTCTTTAAGTTCTCTGGAACTGTCACATCGTCCCAGGTTACAGTCTTGTAAATCTTGCCGTATTCTTTCACTGCGTTATCGTCTGTGACATAATCCACGCCACCGTTGACGCTCGCAATGGTTCTTCTCTGTTCATAGATTGCCTCCAGTGCCGGGTCCTGCTCATCTTCATCTAGCTTCGCTCCCAATGGGATAATACACGTTGCCAGGTCCGAAGCATCCATGTTCTTTGAGAAGTCCAACAGGTTCTTCCCAAACCGGATGCCCTGCGTGTTCCTGGTGTAATAGTCTTCATCTGACAGGTAATCCAGGATTCTCAGGCCTTCTTCATGCCGTATAACCAGATGCCCTCCGAGTCTGCTTGTCAGTTTCTCTTTAAACGCCGTTCTGGTGTCCTCGTAATTGGAATACCGGTACAGTGAATCATTAGAATCCTTTACCGTTACCCTGCCAACAACGAACTGCTTTCTCTCCTCTACCTGTGCATTATGAATATCTATCAAATCCTGCACATACGCCTTTACCGAGATGTTGTGATAAACCTTTGGTCTCTGGATGCTGTCACACAAAAAGGCAAGCTCTCCTTCAACGAAGACTTTCTTTGTTCCAGAAAAATCTTCATCGTCATAGAGAACTCGCCCGTAAAACTCCGGCTCATCATCCCGGTAAATCACAATGTCTGTTGTCAGCTTCTCAACCTTGTCATAGTACGGGTGTGTCGGAAACACCTTGAAGGTTGCCGAACCGTTGATGTTATCCCCGATTTCAAAATACGGATTTCCGCCAACGGTCAGTGCCTTTACCCTGGCATCGTGAATCGTGTACTCCTTGCTGTCTACATAGGCTTTAATCGTATACATCTACAGCATCCCTCCTCTGTGAATCAGCGTGACTTTGCCCGTTCCCTGGAAGTAAAGGTCATTCACTCCCTTGTGCAGAACAATGTCATACATGATATTCTCGCCAGTATATATCGTATAGGTTGAATTACTATACCTTACCTTCATTTCCGCATTGGAAATAATTCTGAGCGTTTCGTTATGAACCCAACCGTCCAGGCTGACTTTCTGCCAACCGGAGCCAGAGCTGATCGTGATGTCTGAGGTGTTACGGATAACGCCATTGATGAAGCTGAACGTATCCCACTTCCAAGGCTCATCCGAAGAATCCACGCTGATTTTATACGGCTCGCATTTACAGCTTATAACAATCTCCGCCGTTACATCGTTATTCTTCTCTGTCTCTATCTCACACCTGCCGGTATAATAATATCCCTTGTCGGTGTCAAGGATGATTCTCTTCGAGATTCCCTGCAAATCAGAAGCGATCTGACTTAACAGACCGCTCCATCTTTCATAACTACAGTTTCTTGCCCCGAATGTGAATTTCAAGGTTCGCATCTCATATTTTACGCCGCCGTTCTGAGCTTCTGAGAGGTCCAGGTCCC